CTTTAATGTTATCTAGAGCGATTAATTTTATTGGTTATAAATTATTGTTTAAACCATTGGTGGTAATCTCCACGAGTAAGGTTGTCCAACCAGAAACAGCTAAAAAGCTATTCAATTGGGCTTCCTGGTTGTACTCTCAGAGATTATTCGCCAACTTTAATCAAGATGCATTATACTTACATTCCTTATTAATGCTACCAACCCAGAAAGCTACTAGCTACTGGGCTGCATTACACGTAATGATTTTCGCTAAACCTAGTGAATCATTCAAACAGGTTGACAAAATTGTTAGTGCTGTCACGTCCACTACAAAACTCTCTTGTGTTGTGAAAGGAAGAGTTCCTCCAAATGTCACGGCGATGAATCCACATATCACTTCAATAATGATAATTCTCCAAAATAATCCTGATCAATTCTATGATTACTATGATTCCTTTTGTTCCGGTATCAATGCCACGGAACAAGTAGCTATATATCAATACGTCGCTTCACTCCCCGATGAAGACATAACTACTATCGTCTCTCATCGTTGTTGCCCCCGAGTGTTGAAACCATTGAAATATAGAGACCATCCTATATTTCATCAAAAGGTTAATCCTCTTGTAAAACCTAGACGTATGAACGGATTCACACCCAATACCAATGTCTATGCCGTTGGAATGAATAGATTCAAACAATTAGTTGATAAACGCGGTTCTAAATGGGTTCCAAATGGTCATGCCATAGTTGCCGATTCTAGACAAGCCGCCAAAGAGGCCATTGAGTGGTATGTTTCCAAAATCAATAGAAAATGCTATTGGATTGGAGCCTCACACAATGATACTGGCTACCTAATGCCGTATACCGATAAAGACCTCAAAAGTGAACCAAAACATGATGATGTTGATGCAGACCACATTTTCTGCTTTTCTGACACTGATTTGCATTGCGACATGGACATATGGCTAGCGACAGCTAGACCAATGATTATCACTGGAACTGGTCCCTTCTACTTTGGTAGAGATAGAACACATGGACAGATCAGCATAGATCCTGTCTCTCCTGATCTCTCGCGTACGATGATCATAGGGGGAGGGAACTACACTGATCAAATTTACAATTACTCAAAATATGATCACTTGTCCACTATCACAATTGATGGACACATAGTTGTTTATGATGTTGATTTTAAAATAGTTCCCTGGGATGAACGACGCTTTATGTGTTTCTTAACACCACATATTGCCGATTCACCCTCCTATTTTAATTATGATAAATTAGGTGACTTGAGATTGACAATTCCACAGAAATTACAATATCAAGAAACCTACTGTGAAAATGAACAAGATCCAGTGTTCTATTATTGCGCGGTCATGATAAATGAAGACAAGTTCATAAACATTGGAAATGAGTTCAATTCATACCAACTGCCAATTGCTCTTGTCTCACAAGCCAAATACACTACAGCCTCCACCTTCGAGAAAATTGTTAATGAGAATTACCCGTTGGTAGGAGTCAACTTTGCCGATGTTCATCATCTTATGAAGTTGTGCCAGAAAATTGATACTGACACAATTGATTGGATGATTTTGCCCACTTACGTCAAAAGAGTGAAACCTCAACCCAAACCTGATGAGTTGAAAGTTTTAGCTGACAAAGTTGAGAAGAATGTAAAAGACCACGCCCAGAAAGTTATTGACAGCCAAAAGAAAACAGAAGCTAATCGGGCTAATAACCTCAAAAACAAAACATACACCACAGTTAATCCAAACCAATTGCCCCCACAAAACAATAAACAGCAATTGAAGAAAGATGCGATGCTGAATAAAACTGACACAAAAGATCAGACCGGGAAACAAAAAGTGAAGATTTCTGTGCCCAATCCAAGAACATATACAACTCAATTGGTGGGTAATGTTAATGCAAGCTATCACCAAGGACAAAATCCTAATAAGCAAGTGTCTGCCCTCGTTCACGGTGCTCAAGTACAAGTCAATCCTCCCCAACAAACTGTTGCTCCCAAACCTATAACTGTCCAGGCTGTAAAGAAAAGACCAACATTAGCTGATCGGAAAGAGAGATTGAGAAAGAAGAAAGAAGGGGAATCTTCCGCGAGGAAAGTGAGAAAATTTATGATTGCTGATGAGGAAAAAGAAGATGTAAAAGTTGTAAAAGATGTTACTCATGAACATTTTATTGATAAATCACCACTTGCTAGTATCAATGTGACTTATGAAGATGAGAATGAAATGATCTACTCCACTGGTGAAACAGAGGTTGCCGAGGACTACGAAATAACTATGGAAGTTGCTAAGCAAATGTACAAAGATGAAGTCTTTAAACGTGAGCGCAGCAAACAACAAGTTGTTAGTAACCAACAGCAACCCCAGAGTGGGAAGAGAGAAATTCGTCGGAGCTACACCACTTTGCCCAAGAACCAAATCAATCTAGATCAAAAAGCGAAAAAGAGAATAAGATCAGCCATTAGGACAAGTCCTGCCCCACCCCTCACAATGACCGAACAAAGAAAACAATATGAAGATCCTAATTACCAGATGCCTGAGAGAAATGTGTTGTATAACGGCCACAAGCTCACAGTAGAACATTCTGTTGTTCCCTGTACCAAAGATCCAACAACTGTTAAAGCTGGAATTATTGGAAGAGTCGTGGCTCAAATACGGGAAGGTGTCGTCCCCGCCCTTGCCGAACCTGATAAGATAATCCAAGGAAATTTGAAGATGAAACACGTGATTGAAACTTATGCTCGGGAATTTGTATCCCACGTTTTAATTTGTCAGGCTAACTCAGGTGAACCACTCAATGATTTAGAAATGAGCGACCCTCAAGTCGTGAATGCCAACATCATTAATAAGTTCACCCGAGCCTCTATGGTGATACCAAAACCCGATCCTAAATTGAATCCATCTGCTTTTGTGAAACTTGAAGCTTATGCGGAAAAGAAAGACTCACGTATGATCACCCAAATGAATAATGATTATCTGCTGGAACTTACCCGTTATACATATAGATTCAAACAGAAAGTTTTAAAAACAAAGGATTGGTATGCCCCCGGGTTGAATGGAGCGGAATTAACTGAATTAATCCACCAGAAATTCAAGAGTGCTACCAAAATTGTTGCTACTGATTATAGTCGATTTGATGGAACTGAATCAAAATTCTTGCGGGAAAAGATAGAAAAAGCTATGTATTTAGCATTTTTCAAAGCCAAGTACCGTAAACATTTGAGTCAGTTGTTTGATAAAGATTTTGCTGCTTGTATTGAAATCCTTAAAAATGAAAACAAAATAAAATATCGCACTCGAGGTTCCCGATTATCTGGTTCAGCCCTCACTACTGATGGAAACACTGTAATAAATGCTTGCTTGTTGTATATTGCACTTCGTAGATTAGGTGCTGATAAAATGTTAGCTTATCATGTTGTATGCACCTCATTGTTTTATGGAGATGACGCCGTGTGGAATCTCCAATGCATCTCTGACGATGGAGATGTTTTGTATGATTTTGATATTGAAGAAGTCACCAATGCAATAACCTCTCTTGGTATGGTCCTAAAGTTAGAAGAAGTGCCAAACACTAGAATTCCATTCTGTTCCAGATTTTACGATGCTCCAAGTAAAGCTTCTGTACCTGATCTAAACCGAGCATTACCCAAAATGATGCTTAGTTATCAACAAGATCAACGCTCCCCTGAACAACAAATATTCGACAGAATATTTGGTTACTATGTCAATGATCCCAAACATCCTATCATTAAAGCTTATTGGGATACGATTGCACTCGGATTGCTTACGGCTAAACGAGTAAAATCGATATCTTATTTAGGTCAAAATGATATACTTAAAATCCAGAGAGGGGCCTTTCCACAGGGCGAACTCTCTAATTTGTTAAAACATGATGAGGAGCACCTCGGTTTAGGAAGTTATGAGTGGGCTGTCGGTCGCCTGCTCAATTGTCAACCACTCATGTAAACAACCTGTTCTGAAATGGTTACACTAGGGAGGTGAGTAAATTATGAATAATAAGCGAAATTATACTACTCCACCTGATAAACAAAAGAAACCTAAAAAGAAATCAAGAAAGAACCGTCGGAAACGATATAAACCTTTGCGTCTATATACAAGAACTCCAGCCGCCAGAGTGAAAGTCAATAAGTCCTTCATGAAACAAACAAGGTCTGGAAGTTCTGTCAGAATCTCCGGGTATGATTTGATATACAATACAACTGATAACATAGTTGAAGGCCCATTCTGTACCGTCACTTGTAATCCAGCGTACTGGAATGGAACTAGAATAGCTACAGTTGCTAACTCCTATGCCCAGTATCGTCCATTGCATATTTGTTTCGATTATTATCCACAAGTCTCTACAATGACAAGTGGTAACATAGTCGTAGGCACTATATGGAATAACAATACTACTGGAGATAACTTACAACAATCCCTGGCTACATCTAATGGTGGTAAAATATTTCCGGTATATGCCATCACTAAATGTCCAATAAGTTTGAAGACCAATTTGAACCAAAATTTGTATAATTTTCAAGGCTATTTAGATTCTGACTCTAACCCTTTCTTGTTTGTGGCCACCACACAACAAACAAATAATATCGTTCCTGGTTATTTCATGGTTTCTTATACATTTGAGTTTAAAAATCCACTTGGTGAAGGATTTGAGTATGAAACCCAAACAGCATCAGCTGAAGATGTCGATACCACAGATGTCTGGGAAACGACCACCGCAGTCTTGCTGAGCACGACCAACATTGCAGCTATCGGTACGAAACTGCTAGTGAAGGTCATTGATGACGCCGTACAATTCTTCCTTGGAGGCTCTCGAGTTGGAGTTCTTGCCAACACGATACTGAAATTGTTTAAATCACGCCCCAGACAACAGTCAAAATTGCAAGAAGAATTACATGATCTGGAAGAATCAAACACACTTGTATATTACGGTCAGCAATTTGAGTTCGAAGAGAATGGCTCGGCGGTCACACGTCCAATGGAAATCACAGAGCCCTTAACCATCGACAATTTCAAATCTTTCAAAATGCACATTAGTGGTGCAGATTACAGTAAAGTGTCTGGTTTATTTGTCAAAATCAAGAAAATTGGATTAGGCAGATATAATCTATCATTTTACAATGTAGTTGAAACTACTGAAACAGTGCCTGATGATATGTATATTATACAAACAAGAGATCCCATGCCTGATTACTCTTGTCAGAACACTAACTCCCCAACCACCACACTCTATGCACATGATGCTTATTTCCACATCAGTTATGGAAATGGTCACCCAATCGAAATGATACTAAAAGCTAGGAACAGTTTCGAGGATAGTGAACCATATATCCTAGCAGATGTTGCCCTTGAGAGTGTTACTAAAGTTCTAGGAGTTCAGAATAAACAAGTGGTCGGAACCGGTGATGTCGTGCTGGTTCCCATTGATAATAAAACTCGCATGTTAAACTAAACGATTTAGTAGCGTTAAACATTGTGTGCACACGGATACTCCCTCCTAACGCACAATGGCGCCAACAATCGGATTTGCTCATCCCCCTCCTGTAGTCCATTTCAGTCCAGTATACCGCGGGTCCGGACAACAGTCCCAAGCGAAGAGTAGGTTGTAGATGTGATCACCTGGAATCACGTGATAGGGTTTATAATATATCACGCCAGAGTTGAGCTACAACAGGTAACTTGTAC